CTACTGCCACCTGCTACCCAGACACCTGCTTCATCTGTAGCTATTGAGTTTATCTGTGCACTACCAAAGCCTGAGGTTACTGCTGACCAACTAGCTCCATCGTTAGTACTTCTTGTCATAATACCGCTATCGCCAACGGCTACCCATACGCCTGCTTGGTCTGTTGCTACTGAGCGTATCTGTGCACTACCAAAGCCTGAGGTTACTGCTGTCCAAACCCCCGCAGGGAATATAAATGGATCTAACGAAGCATCCCAACCCGAAGTTATCGCAAAACCGCTACGTAAAAACTTTTGACCGTCTCGCTCGTAGTCGTCTTGGAAGTTTGGAAATAGCCTAGTAATCTCACCTAGTGCAGTGCCACCACCACCGCCACCACCTAAATCACTTAATTTTATTGTCATGTTATAGTCCCCAATCTGATACGCCATCGGACGTTAATGTAATCGAAACACTTGAGCCTGAGTCAAATGTTAAGCTTGTGTCTGTACCGCCAGAATAGCTTATTGTGTCACTACCTGCGCGAGTAACTACTGGCTCGTTAGTTTTAAATTCATCTGGCAGGGTAATAGTAATGGTTTGGTTAACTAGTACACTGTTAGCAAGTGGTAGAGTATATCCAGTATTGCCGTCACGAATCTCATTGATGCGTAATGCAGTTAATGCACCGCCGCCTGTTTGAGGCATGACTGTATTTAAACTGCCTGTTTCTGATTGTAGATTGGATATATCTTCTGCGTTTACATCGAGCGCGGCTTGCGCGTTGGTTGCAGATATTCCGCTAGTCGTATTGTCATAAACGACGAACCTTGCATCAGCTATGGAAATCCAGTTATTAGCATCATCAGTCGATGGGTCATTGCCTTCGTTGTCTGATGTTATTCCCTTGTATAAAACGCCTTGCTGATTAACTATGTCATTGGGATTAAAAGATTCTGCTGCATTCCAGAATTTAACTTGAAGAAGTTGAGACCAAAAAGGATTGTTGCCTGCGCTAAGGATAGGGTCGTTGCCTTCGTTTTGAATAACGATACTTATATATGGTGATCCATTAGAACCAAATACGATGTCATTTTCATTGTACACCACGTTAGAGTTCCATATTTGGAATGCGCCACTAGCACTTGCGCCGCCGACAGGGTCAACGTCGAATAGCTGATTCCCGTTTATGTCTGTCAGTCTTACTCTTGCTGATTGGCTAAAGAATATGTTTGGCACTTCGCCGCGGCTACCTAAAGTTACTGGATTGGCAATCGGAGCTGATTCATTTATATCAGCGTATATGGAAAGAATAGTATTGCTTCCACTTTCATAAAAAGTCAGTTCTCCGCCTGCTGCGAGGTCGCCATTTTCTAAAATAAACTGAGGTATTGGATTATTGAATCTGGACATTTTCTTCCTCGTCTTCTTCATTTTGAGTTAAAGGTGCAGCTAGTATAACGCGACGCGCCCTGATGCCGTTAGCTATTTCTATGGCTTCTTTTTCTAACTTGCTGCCGCGCAACTTAATATCATTTAATTTAATTCTTGGGTCAGCGAGAAACTCAGCTAACATCATCGGGTCGCGCTTCCCTTTGGGGACTGACTTAAGATATTGAGTCACGACTTCTTCGCCTCTAGCGCCGCCTTGTATTTTAGCAACGATGGATTTTGCGGCTTTATTTTGTATTTTAGTTTCGCCAGTAAGGGTATCAGCTAAAACGCGGGCTGGGCCAACAATCGGCATTTGCCTTACTCTTGTTGAGCCGAATGCTCTGTACACTCTAGCTAAGCCGATTACTGCGCCGACAGGCGTTGCCTTTATGCCTAGTGAGCCCATCATCTTTAAGAAGTTTCTTTCATCCAGCAGCGGCTTTCCTCGAAGTAAATCCTCCATAGCGCCTATTTCAGCCTTGCCATAAAATTTACGTTGCTGCGGCTTTCTTAGAATGCTGTTAATGCCTTTCTTAAATTCATCAATCGTTCCTTTTGGCGTGTCTTTTAGACTTGCGTAATATGAAGCGAGTTTTATATTCTCTGAGCGTATTACGCGGCCTGATAATTCACGAGCCGTTCCGAACATTTTTCGTAATGTTTTGCCATCTATTTCCGACGCTGAAACATTTAGCAAGCCTTGGCCTTTAGTAAGGTTATACGTAAAGGCGTCTAATGAACGAGCCGCGGAATCTATTGCGAATCTTTGTTCAGGCGTTTTAGAGGCATAGCCCTGATACAAGAACTTTTTAGTGTCTTCTAATTTACCAATGCGCTCTTTTCTTACACTGGGCAACGAGCCTTGCTGATCACGAATTATGGGATTGTTTCTCCTTATTGCATCTAGTTGATTGCCCAAGCCTAGCTCCTTAACCGCAATGCCGCTATCAAGTAACTGCGCTTCAATATAGTCCGCTGCTTTTGCAATCGTTCCGCCTTTTAGCGCGACTCCTTTTTGATCGAACTCTGCATACAGTTGATTCCGAATTTCGGTCATCTTTTGTAGGTTATCGCCTACCTCTAGCTGAGAATTCCTAATATCTTTGGGTGTAACATTTTTAGCCGTTTTAGCGAACTTAACGGGGAGCATAGCAGGTATCACGTCGATAAGAAGCTCAGGCGCGGCGACACTAGCTTCGGCCATTACTCTTGAGCCTGTCTTTTCCTCGACAGAATCTTTAAAGGCGTTGATGCTATTGCCTATTGCTTGCAAAGCGCCGCCTGCACCAGAGCCGTCTATTGCTGCTGCAATTCCGTTCTTAGCCATTTCTTGCAGTCTTTTACCAGACTCGGTGCGCGGCTCATAATCGAAAAACTTGCGCACGTCTTTTTGCCGCTGAATCACTTCCTCTTCTGAAGGTTCGCCCATGCTGCCAGTGAAAGGCTGTCTTAGTAGTCTTTGGCCTTTTACATATGCATCGCCTATTTTTTGCACGTTGCTTACTACATCGCCAACTAAATTTGCGCCTGCATCTAATAAGTTTTCTCCCAATCCAACTGTATCCTTAGCTGTGCCTGCGATAGCGCCGCCGAAGGTTTCTAAGAATCCTGCATCAGCGGGCATAGGTTGCCGCTCAGGCTCAACTTCAGGAGCTGGAGCGGATTGCTGCTGCTCAAGCAATGCTTTCTTTTTTTGTAGTAGCTCTAAGTATCGTTGCTGTTCTTCTTCTTCGGTCATTATAGCTTACCGCCTAGTTGGTTTATTTCGTCCTCTAAGGCTTTAATCTGCTTCTGTATCGGCGTCATAGGAGGCGCATCGCCTAATCCTCCAGTGCCGCCGATAGCCGCTTCGAGGTCGCGCTCGTTGTTGGCTGATGTTCTAGCGCGGTCGCGTTCCTCTCGTTGGCTAGTTACAAGGCGTTCGTAATACTGATCAAAGCGCTCGTTTTTCTTAACTTCCATACCGCGTAAAGTGCCAGCTTGCTTGGCTATGTTGAAGCCGCCAAACATTTCCGAAAACTCAGAGCGACCATTTTTAAGCCTTGATAATCGGTCTTTAGTCGCTGCATAGGCTCTAAACCAGTTGGCCATTTGCCTGGCGTTGTTTGTTGATTTCGGATAACCTTCGCTGATAATTGCAATATCTCTATCCGATGCAACGCCAGGTGGAAGGTCACCTATGATGCCGCTGTTGATTAACCTTGTGGCCTCTTTCCTCATGAATGACTCTGCATTCTCTTGTCCTGTAATTGTGCGAAGAAACCGTTCAGCCATAGCTGGAACGCCAGCATCATCAATTGATGGATCAGCCGCTACTTCTGCATAAGCATCGGCTAAGCGTGAAGCAGTTCTGGATTCATTAGCGAACTTCTCTGACTCAAGACCAGCATCTACAATAAATTTAGAGACATCTTTTCCTGGCTTGTAGTCCTCGCTACCGTCTTGCGGCTTAACGCCGCCAGTAAATTGCTTGGACATAGTTTGGTTAGTCTTATTAAAGACGTTATAATATTCATTGCCTTGTGCATCTACGGACTTGCTCAAAACCTCTAAGTCATCTGGACTAGGAACTTCAAGATAGCCGCCTTGCTGTCCCATTTGCATTCCTATGTCTAGCATCTGGTTTATTTTTGTTATATCGCCAGTATTAAATGCGTCTACTATCATTTGCGTTTCTTTGTTAGGTTGCTGACCGTCCTTAAGCATCTGGTTACGCTGCTCCACCATATTAGCCGCGGCTTCGATTTGTCCGTTGTCGGCTAGAATCTTGGCTTCTTCGATGGTGTCGTACATACTAGTCATTGATTCTTCGTTCATTTCGCTTTCAAACTCTCTATTTTGAATAGCAAAATCAGGATTAATTTCGAACATAAGTCGGTCGATGCCAGTAGTGCTTTTGCCGTTAGTGACCGCCTCTGCTCGTTGCTTCACTAAGCGGCTCAATCGCTCTTTCTCTTTAGTTGCGTTCTCTCTCATTAGCTTATCAGACTTTATGCTTTCCAACTTAGCTTTTTGATTCGCCAGTCCTAACACGTCGATGTTTAAGCCGTTTACATTGTAATTAAATTGCATTAAAAACCTCCTGATAGTTTACTCTGTCGAAGCCGTCTGGGAATGCGACCACCGCCGAAGGAATAAGCTTGCGAACTTCGTCAGACATAAAGCCCATAGCGCCGCCTGTCATATGCTTCCAGTTCCAAGTGTAAACTGTTAGGCCGTTGTAATCGTCCACCGCCTTAATATCTTTCTTAAGTCTGCGGTCAGATAACATAAGAGCGCTGATGCCCGTTCCGATGGTGTTGTTAATGGCATTGGCTTTTCCAGTGATTCCTGCCGCGTTAGCCGCGCCTATGCTTTGTTGCATTCCAGCTAATGCCGAGCCTTGTCCAGTGGCTAGGTTAGCAAGTATCGTTGCAAGTTGCTGTTGGCTCTGAGCATTTTGGCCGCCTAGTCCAGATAGTAAATTAGCTATGTTGGCGCTAAGGCCGCCGATTTGCTGGCCAGCCTGTTGGCCTTGTTGATTTTGCAGACCTGATAACTGCGATGCTTGTTGCTGGAATTGATTAGCGATTTGTTCGCCAGCTCTGGTTCTGCCTGCTGCTACTTGTCCGCCGATTCCCGCTGTTAAGTCCGCGGCGTTGTTTCCTGCGTTACTCATGAATCCAGCCGCTTGTGCGCCGAGTTGGCCAGTAAGGCCTGCGCCTTGTCCGAATAGATTAGCTTGGTCGCGTCCACCTTGAGCCTGCAATCCTGCTTGCTGTCCGAATAGATTGGCTTGGTCGCGTCCGCCTTGAGCTTGAATTCCTGCTTGCTGTCCAGATAGCTGAGCCTGAGCCTGTGCTGCTTGCATGTTCGCCGCCGATGCCGACTGAGCTAATTGGCTTTGTAGATTAGCGGCTGCTTGGCCCATCTGAGCTTCTAGTCCAGCGCCTTGGCCAGATAGTTGAGCTAAGGTTTGACCTAATTGGCCTTGCATCGAAGCGCCTTGTCCAGCGAGTTGGTTGCGCATTTGCGAGTTGTTACCGATTACATCCGCATTGGATTGGCCTTGCTGTCCTAGCATACTGGCTTGTTGTCCAGTAGCTTGAAGCCCTCTATTGGCCACGCCGCCGAGTCTATCGAATGACGATTGTAGTTGAGTAGACGCCAAACCTTGACCGAAGCGGGTTAGCTCTCTGTTTATTTCGCCGCCGCCTAGACCTCCTGTGGCTGCGCCTCCTGCTAGTACTGACCTCATGCCTTGTTCACGTATAAAATCGAACTCAGGGCTGTTCATCGTTTCGTTCATCGCGGCTTGTTGTTGCTCCGCTCCGAAAGCGCCAGATAAACGCGCTTGCTGGTTGTTAGCCTCCGCGCCGCCTTGGAAGTTTCCTAACGCATTTATGCCTGTATTAAAGCCTTGATTAACAGCGCCTAACGCTCTATTTTCAGAACCTACTAGTGCTTGACCAGCTTGATTAAGTTGATCAAGACCGCCTTGAGTTCCTGCTTGCGCTTGTTGAGCGCCTCTGTTAAGTCTTTCGCTGAGTCTTTGGTTAGCGCCGCTAAGCTGTCCTTGCGCACCGCTCATTGCGTTTTGCAATATGCTTTGAGAACGACTCATGGCCGAGCCTAATCCAGCGTTGGCTTGATTTATTCCTAATCCAGCTTGATTGACGCCGCCTTGAATCGCATTAGCGCCTTGGCCAAAGGCCATGTTGCCTGCGTTAAGACCGCCTTGAATCGCATTAGACCCTTGTCCAAGAAAGTTTTGAATTTGATTGTTAGCGCCGCCGAGCTGACCAAGAGCGCCTTGCGTTCCTTGTTGAATGGCGTTTAATCCGCCGCCCAGCGCTCCTTGCAAAGCCGACTCACTTCCAGCTAATCCTATCTGAGATTGCGACATCATCTGCTGAGTGGCCTGCTGTTGCTGTTGCAAATTAGCGGCTCTTTGGGCGTTTAAGTCAGGAGCTTGTTGTTGCTGCTGTTGAGGCTGATTAAGGCCGCTAAATATTCCTGATCTAGCCATTGGCGATATTTGTTGTTGTTGTTGGGGCGAATCGCCGCTTAGTAAATTTGCGAGTGGCCCGCTTATGCGCTGCGTGCTTGGCATCATCTGGTTTTGCATCATCGGAGGAGATTGATTCTGTTGATGTTGCACGGCGAAGTCACTGGGATTTCGTACCGACATTCTGGCAGGGTTAGACCTTCTATTTTTGCCTCCAAAGTCGCGCATGATTTGATTGTTTGGTCTTTGCATTATCGCTGCCTCTGATTAAATCCACCGAATTTGAGTCCACCGAATTCGATTGGCCCACCTTGGCCGCCGAGGAATCCCATGGCAGGAGACTGAAACGGCTGTCCATTAGGAAACTGCATTGGCCCCATTTGCGGTTGCGGCGACATTTCTGGAGCTTCTACGTCAGGCATTCCACCTAAAAATCCCATAGCATCGAAGTTTATTCCCTGTGGTTGCAAAGATTCGAAATTCACATCGCCGCCTAGTATAGCGTTAGCCATTTGCGGCGCGGCTTGAGCTATAGTATTTTGCGCGTTCATGTTGCCTTGATTTATAACGTCCATTTGAGGCATAAACCCTTGCTTCAGAACGTCCATTGACTGTTGAGTCCGTTTGTATCTTTCCATTTCTGCTGACTCAAATCGCGGCATTATTTCACGCTTGGCTTCTGCCGTGCCTTCTTTAAATTGCTTCATTGCATCTTGAGTGGCGCGGTTCTGCGCTCTTGCTGCATCTTTTGCGCTTCCGCCGAAAACTGCATCAACTATTTGGCCCATTATCTTATGCCTCTTTGATATAAAACTATGTCGTGTTGCTTGTTGTCTTTTGTGAATCCGCCTTTGTAACGGCCTACTTCTTTGAATTCCATCTTTCTGGCGAACAACGTCGCGTATCTTTTGCAAGTAGGGATGCTAGTAATCAATGATTTATACATGTTTGGTGAATTATCAATTACCCAAGTTATCGCAGCCTGCACAGCCGCCTGACTTTCTTGCCTGTGTTCTTTTTTTATAAAAGGATGAATTTCTAGCATAGTTCTATTATACGGCGAAAACTCAACAAAACCTAATAGAATATTACCACGCTTAATTTTAAGCCAGCAGTCGGTATAAACATTAATGTAATTTATTAAAGCATCTTCATTTGTGTCGTCCTCTACTATATCAGTAAAACAACTAACGACAACAGGCAAAATTGAATTTGCGGTATGGCATCTTGTTACGCTAATACCCATCCATCAACTCCTTCTGCTGTGCACTTAATATATATGATTGCGCCAGTGCCGCCCTCTAAATCGTAGTATATCGCGCCTACCTCCGCAAAAACATTTCCCTCTGGAGCGCCTACTCCTGTTATGGCTATCCTAGACTCGATTTCCTCTTGCGCAACGCGACCTTCGCTATTGAAAACTAAATTTTCATCGACGTAGGGACGTGCTTTAGGCAATCCACTAATCTTAGGCATTGGAAACTCCTTGCTTGTATTTAATTTCTAGCCCGAAGAAGCGCCGCTTTACAGGGTCACTGACAGTCACTTTAAAAATGCATAATCGACTGACGCGGCCATTTCTATACCAGACTTGTCTTATTTTTCTATTGCCTTCTGAGCCTAGCATTCTGGTTCTAGGGTCTTCGAAAACAACGCCGTCACGACTTATTTGCAACCTTACTTCTGGGTTTCTTTCCAACTCACTGCCCACGCCTGATTCGCAAAGCAGCTCTATCGACGGTAAACTAAAGCTATTGCCTAAATTATACAAAGGACTTGTCGTGAAAAAGCTTATCATAGCTTCGTCGTATTCTGTGTATGTCGTTTCGCTTATTAGTCCTATTCTACCGTCCTCTGCGTCTCCTGCAAAAAGTTCGTTATATGCGCTGACTACGGATTGAATTCTGCATCGCTTTGTGACTTTACGATTATTAGCAAATACTTGGCTTTCTCTTTCATGCCATTGCCCTGTAGACACATCATATATAAAAGTCCAGCTGTCTGATGAAAAAGATACAAAGTCATGGCCGCGCAAAGAGTAAGCAAAACTAAATACCTGACCAATTTGCTCAGCGGATAGTTCGTGAAGTTTATTGTCTATGGCTGTGGTGCTAATCTTTTGCGGCTCACTTCCGCTAAACATAAGAGCGACTGGCTGTTCATTCGAGCCGTTGCCTATCCAAAATACATTAGCGCCGAGCTTAATGACTGAAAAAGGTGATGCGCAACCGCGAGTAAGAACAAAGCCGTTTATTCTTTGAAATGGCACGCCTGCGCCGCCTATGTTTCGAAATGTTTCTGTGGTCTTAGCGCCAAGTAAATAAAGCTGATTTTTGTATACGAACGGAGCGACTATGTTATCAGGGTCTGCTTCCGCTGTAATTGAGTCTAATGCGTTCCAACTAAACCCGTCGTTGATTCCGCTGATTATTGCCTTTCTGCTATTTGTTGTCGCTATGAAATAACCATCTAAATAGACGACTTGTTGCGGCGTACCGTTGGCTGTAAATCCATTAGACGTTATTGGTTGAACGCTTGCGTTTTCAGAAGTCGAAGGTTGGTATATAAACCCAGAACCAGAATTGTTAATTATTATTAATTGAACGCCGTTGTCTGACATGCTGCACAACCCTGTTCCGTCAATAGCGCCGACCGATACTGGATTATAAGCTATCGTACCGCCAAATAAAACAGAACGAACTAGCTTGAAAAGCTGTTGCCCGTTTATAAAATACGGAACGCCGTTAAAAGACCATGCGCCTCTATTCCTATCAGCGGCCTTACGGCTGGTATTAGCGACTTCTATAAGTCCTTGAACCTCGAATAGACTATCAGGCGTTAACGCAGGAGCTTGTGGTATATTGGGGAATAGTCCCACGCATCGCTGGTTTGCAAAAGGCAAGGAGTCGGATTGATAAAAACCAGCCCCTAAAGGCAAAGACATATTAGCCATATTAGCTTGCTCTGATTAGAAGTTGATTAAGCTCTATGTTAGCGGTGGAGGTGCCATTAGCAAAGCCCACTTCAATAAAGTCACCAGCATTTAATGTAACGCCCCAAGCCAAAGTAACCACAGATGGAAGCTCTGTACTAATAAAGCTTGTTACTGAACTAGCATCTATTTTTGTTCCATTTAAAAAGTATGCTATTTTTACTGCTTGGTCTGTATTGGCCGCAGGTTCAAGGCCGCAGGTAGTATCTAACCTGCAAAACAACGGGCGCTTTCCGTTATATGTAATTCGTCCGCCTGTTGCGTTGCTGAAATAATCGGCCGTGTTAGATGTGTATGTGCCAGAAGCAAGAACGTATGCATCTATTGTCGCAATAGTAACCACCGCTGATGCGGCAAGAAATATTTGCGAAGCTGGCATAGTGTTAGGAATGCCAGCGACTTGATTGAATTCCCAACCAATATTTCCATATGCAACTACATCTAACGCTGCGATGCCGCCGATTAGAGTGATTGAGTTAATAAGCGCATACGCATCAGCCGTTAAATTGGCCGCGCCTACTCCTTTAATAAGAGATTGGCCTGAAACAGAAGCTAGAACCTCAATCGCGGTCATGTCAATATTATTAAATGTAGCTGTTCCGAAATTTACAAAGTCTAGCGCAGCGTTTGTGGCATTATTAATCACTAAATTTCTACAAGAGAATCGCCTGTTTGTTTGCGCTAAGTAAACGAACCCAGTTGCGCCTGTTATAAGCTCTATGAGAACATTGTCTATCGTTACAGATTCTTTACTGAGATTACCTAAATTGGCTACTTCGCGGATAATAACGTAGCCTATATAAAAAGAGCCGTTGGTGTTATTATTATTTATTAATGTTCCATTAGGGCAGTCAAGCGCTATTTCCTTTAAAACAAATGCGCCTTGTCCGTTAGTGAACATAACGCCAGTGCCTGTATATTCTAGCGTTACTATTCTTGGGTCAACAGACCTTATGACTGTGTTATTCGAAGTCAAAAAGCGGTTTGTTGTTGTTATGGAATTGCTAATTAAATAATCAGTATCGGCCGCTAATGTAATTACTCCCGCGGATGCAGGCGGAAAGTCAGCCAGCGCGGTTATTATGGCTGTGCGATTAGAAACATCGACTTGGCTGTTATCTATTATTATTTTATTATTTTCTTGGGTAATGGCAATCCCTCTGCCCGCGAACAAACGCCTCATTTCTATAGTGGATGAAGTTCTGTCTTTAATTATTCCTGCGCCGTCTACTGATGAGCCAGCGTTATTAAATTGCCCATTAATACTTACAGCGCCTAGTGGACTTACTGCTGCGGATATGCCTTGTCCCCCTAATATTCCGCGAATAATATAGTTGGGCGCTGTTCCTGTCAAAACAGGCGTTGCGCCTCCTGCGTTTGCGGAGATTATTGCTCCTGTTAGTCCTAGTGATGTGGCTAGATTACCGACCGTTACGCGATACAACTGGTCATTAGATACTATTGGTAATTGATCAGAAGAAGAAACGACTGTTTTGCCTAATGCAGCGGCAAGCTCTTGTGGTATGGTTTTACAAGCCATTTTTGTCACCATTGGTTGGATATACGTTTAAATCTTGGTCTTCACAAGTTCCAGGAAAGAATGGATCATCCGAGAAGCCGCCACTATCATACTCATTGCCTGAGCCCAGAGGAACATTGCCGCTGAAGTTCGCCTTGCCTATTTGAACACCGTAGTTTTCCATAATAACCATTGACATCATAGCGTTGTTTCTGAGGTCAGGACTTATTGGCATGTCGTAGCCGCTGGCTAAGCGAAGCGCTAAATTAAATACGATTGATTCTGTAATACCAGCGGGGACTGTGAGGATGTCATTAGGCGCATTAACATATGTGTACCCTACTTTAACGCCGTCTAGCGATAACGATGCCATCATGCGGTTCATGTAGCGTATGCCCGCGCTCATTTCAATCGGCTCAACTGTTTGTTCATCAGCTTGTATTGTTAACTCCGACAACGCGTCACGAACCACCTGCCCTGCTGTCTGCTGAAATCCGATTGGGTTTCTGTCTACTCTTGATGGTTCGCTCATAGTTGCCTCGGATTATTCGAAAATTACACTGGACTGCGCGGCTTTAGCCTTGGCTTCCTTTTCAATGCGCTCCTTCTTTTTCTTTGCAGCTACATCTTTCTTTTTCTTTGCTTCTTTTTTAGCCTTAGCTTCATCCGCCTTAGCTTTAGTATCCGCCAAGTCGGCAAAGTCTACATTAATTCCGCTTACGTTGTAATTTGGTTGCATGCATCACCTATTTCTTTACGTTGATTTTGATGGTCTTCTCTTTTTGCGGCGCTTTACCTTCAGGCTCATCAATAGTCCAGCCGTTTCTCATCATGACTTCAGCCGCATCAAAATGGTCGTTAATGGTTATTGTTTTACCGTTTGGTTTATACATGTTGAGTTTTTTCATTTTATATCCTTACTAAAAAGCGGCCAAACACGAAGGAATGGCCGCAACCGAGGGAGTAACCTTTATGCAGGCGTGCCGTAGCCAAGACCAGCAAAGAACGGGTTGAATGTCACAAACGCAGGAAGTAAATCGAAACGTACTTTCTGGGTGTTTGCATCACCATCCGCATACTTAGATACGCGTAGCGAGAAACCATCTTCAGTTGTCGCAATTGTATCTGTGCTGTATAGCTTGGGTAGCTTAACGGTAGCTAAACCAAATGCTTGCTTTTGGAAGAACAAGTTTGGTTGCGCTGTATAACCGTTAGCGCCTAGTACTGTCACCACGTCATTATCCGCTATGGCCGTATCAATAGTGTTGTATTGACCATTAGCTTCGTGGACTGCTGGGCCAGTAACAACGACATCAACAGCGCCGTCTGCTCCAATAGTAACGTCAGCGACAACAGTAGCACGAAACTTAACGCGTGCGCCAGAGCCGTCAACAAATGGTAACCGCGTGGACTGGTTTAAGTAATGGCGGCCTGTTACTTCTAAAACAGAACCAGCTACAATTACCGCGTTGGCTTGAAGACCATCAATAGACCACGTTTGAATCATGGTGTCTTTTACTGATACATATGTTTGCGTAGGAACGCCAGCAAATGCACCCGCACGGTCAGCAAAGCTTCCGCCATCGCTGATAGAGCTAAGGGTGTTTGCGGCAATTGCGCGTAAACCACCGAAGCTATCAGAAATCTGAGCCTTTTCCCAAGCTGTCCTAACTAAAGAATCAGCGGCTGTTAGTCCACTTTGAGCGCTTGCAAGCTCAGTGGCTACAAACGGGTTCATCGCGTAAAAAACTTCACTGTCCATCGGGCAACCGATAGATGTCATTAACGCGCCTGCGCCTGCAACATGACTCCACTCTTTAACAGGAGAGCCAGGAGTTCCAACAGATAATCCCGCATTAGTGCGCATATAGGCCGCTAAGGACGTTTCCAAAGTAGTCACAGCGCGAGTTGCCATAGGCGCAAGTAGCTGCTCCATTTGGTCAGACTCCAGTGCTTCTTCAATGTTCGACCATTCAGTGGCTATAGTGATATAGTCCTGCACTACTGCAGTTGCCTTACCAGTAATAACATCTGATTTAGTCGAGCCGCTAATATCGCCGCCTGATGTACGTATTGCATTAAAGTCGGTGGGGCGTTTCACTGAAACAGTTCCACCAGTTCGTGGCGTAAAACGCCCTTGTATTAATTGTGTGTCGATTGATTTGGAAAGCACTTTGCTTGATTCAAATTTTTCTAAGAAGACACGTGCAAGGTCTTCTACGACGTTACTGTTGAAATTATTAGCCATGATTTATTACCTATTCAAATTTTGTTTTAGAGCCAGTCAGCGGATATTTATCTCTTCTGTCTGGTGTTCCACCCTTCGACCGATTTGTAGGCGGCAGGGTGTTAGACTTTATTCGCTTCGAATTAAGCTTGGGCTTAATTTTCTGCTCGATGTATAATGCTGCGCGAATAGGGCTTGAGTTGGCCACTTCTAGTAGGTCTGCCATATTAGTAGAAAGAAACTTTGTAATGGCTGGGCCACTTTCGTCCTGTAATATGTGCATCGCTACGTCGTTGTGTAATCCTACTTGAGAAATAATATTACCTGCAGTAGACAACTCCTGCTGACTTACACCAAGCTTTTTAGCTCGACTCGTGTATGCCGTTGCTGCAGTTTGCATTTCCTGCTGTTGTTGCTGCTGGCTTTGATTAGTTCTCTGCTGGGATTGAGTCTCAAAGTTTTGCTTTTGCTGTTGCCAAGCCACTCTATCTGTAATAGCCTTATCTCGTGACCGTATCGCTTCTTGAAATTCCGCCGTGCTAACATCATCAGGGTCGGGTAAATCATAAACTTGCGGCTCTTGACTATTCAGAATTTGCTGTTGCAGCTTTTGCAATTCTTCTTGTCTCGTCTCAGCTAATTTCTCAGCTTCTTTGCGCTTTCTGGTCAGCTCACCAATGCGTTCCTCGACTTTGGCGTTCTGCGCGTCTTTTACTTCGTGGTCGCTCTCACTATCGGGGTCTGAATCCGCTGAGTTTGCATCAACTTCTTGCTCACCCTCTATGACACTGTCATCTTGTTCGTCGTTTTCCAAGATATCATCATTTTCCAGCTCTAAATCATCGTTTGCATCGGTACTCATTTGTAGCCCCTTAGTAGGTCACCTTGATATAGCTCAAGTCGCTTTTTGTTAATAGTAGCGGTAAACATCACAAAAGTCTATTATTCTATGATATTTTCTGCGGTTTGGTTAAAAGCTTTGGCCGCGGCTGAATTTACTATCACGTCCGCTCCCATCGCGTTCTTTATGTCAACAAGCAAATTACCCATTGCTTGCATCTTCTCGTTTTGCATTCTAATCATAGCGGCCATCTGATTAAACTGGTCGCGTGCGGCTTCTAGTTCTACTCTTTTGGCCTCTAATTCAATGCGTTCTTGCGTTTGTTGTATCTTCGCTCCGTCAACAGCAAGGTCACTTTGTAGCTTCTCTTGCTGCCCCATGTATTTAACTTCCATTTCTTTCATAGCAATCTGGTGAGAAGTAGCTTGATTCTGCTGCGCCATTAATGCAGTCTCCGCTTTCATCTGCTCAATCTTCATTGCCATTTCTTCGACGCTAGGCTCTTGAGGTTTATTGGCCGCCTCTTGTGCTGCCGCTCTCTCGTCTTCCGTCATCTGCTCGATAGGTATAACGCCGTTGTTGAGCGCTATTGATCTCATACGCTCTGCTATTTTATCGAATCCAGGCGCATTAATATTCTTTAACCATATGTCGCCAGCAACTTGTATTAAACTAGGGTCGCGTTCCATAGCTCGCAAGAACATTTCCGATGACTCTTGCTGACGGTTCTTGTATGCTGGGCCAATGTCACAAACCACATCATACTTGCCTTGCGTTAGGTCGTTTAATGTTACGTCTTGGCCGCTTTGTTCGTCCGTGACTACATTGTTCATCATAATCATTTCGATAGTGCCATCTTCTTTTAAAAGTCGCACTTGTCTGGTAGCGTCATAAACATAAGGGATTGCTTTGTTTAATACTATGCCTGTTCTGCGTATCGCAGTCTCCATAGCCTCGAAGTATACGCTCGTACCGTTATTTCCGCGGTCAATCTGCTTCTCTATCGCTACGCCGCTCTGTAAATTAGTATTAGCGCCCATGTTAGCTGCAAACATGCCAGCGCTTCGGCTAATGGATTCATCTGAGCTTTGAATTAGTAATTGAACAGCGGCATTTGGGCTGCTTGCTCCACCTTCATAAGGCGGCGGCACTGCTCCTTGCGCGTTATAGAACTGCACTGGTTCCATGTTGGTGTTCATGGTTCTGATAGATTCTTCGTGCCCACGAGCTTGTCCCTTGGTCATGAATATTTTCTTACGTGGCGCCAATGCGACTTCTTCTACATTACGACTGACCGCGTAGTTGTGAACGCGCTGCATGTCCATTAACTTTTCGACCGCGCCGCGATATATAATTTTGCCTTCCGCTACTTCGAAATTACCATAACAGGGAATTATTGGAATGCTATCGAAAACCGTTTTTTGTTCTTCGCTTATCCAGCCGTTAGCATCTAACATTCTAAAGCAGCAAACATCGCGTGTCACTTCTCTGGAATCCTCGACTGTTATTCCCGCTGCAGCCAGCTCGTCTAATACGCTTTCTGTACCTTGGTCTGCGCGCAGCACTTTCCCGTCAGACATCAGTAAGACGGTAGACTTTTCTTTCTTTAGCCAGTAGTAATGGCCGATAGTAACCGCGTCAGGCTTGTAGTAATATGCATTGTTCCACGAGTCGTTGCCTATGCTGACCAGAGACTTGCCTGGAAAATCTTCTGCAGCGTGGTCTTTGGAAATGTAATGCAAAACGACACCCCATCGCGCTTCAGAGCCGTCATTAGACAAATCGCCTGGGTCTAGCCACACTCTAGCGTGAGCATCGTGAATTGACTCCACCATTAAATCTTGATCAAAGCTTTCTGAGTCATAATAGTCGTTAGTAACTAACCAAGCGCTAAATCCGCCTTTTATCATCTTACGCCCCGCCTGAGCGAAAATAGAATCAGCGTCACTTAGGTTGCGTATATTTCTTATAAGCCCGTCGCGCATGTTAGCGAGAGCGAGAGTGGCATCCCCGCCCGCGGGTCTAACTTTTATACTAAATTCGGCATTTTCCATCTCACCAGCTATCTGGTTAATGATGGGATTGGTGCGGTCATCGGTGTAACGAGGCTTGCCGCGCATTTTCGTTATAATGTCTGGTTCCCACTGCCCGTCTTTTTTATCTACAAAGTTATGGGCTTCACGCACGTTAGAACGCATATCGCGCTGAGTGCCTTGCGCTTCTCTTATCTTTATTACAATGTCGCTTGCTTTCATTATTCCCACCAAGAGTCGAAGTTAATTATCGTTTCAGAAGTTCCATAGCTGATTTCAGGAATTTCCATGGCCATCGCAAAACAATCGGCGATATTCGGGCTAACGATTTTATGTTTACGCCACATTTCGTCCTTGCTCATCAACTGAATCTTACCTGCATTGTTATGCTTCTTAGGTATTCTACAAACCTCAGAGCGTAATTTATTTAACAGCGGCATATCGCCAGCTATAGAAATTATCTCATCAGGGTCGATGTAAGCCTTCATTTTGACAGCTTTAAAGGTCAACCACATGCGTTCGGCTAACTTAGTATAATACTGTGCCCGCTTATTAGCAAACATTTGTTTATTTGTTTTATCCCCTTCCGCCCACTTTCCTTCATAGGGCATATCTGGGTCATCAGGACTCTCAGAGCCGCGGTACATTCTAGCTTCGCACTTAATGCCGTTCAGCCCACGATCAACATCATCCCTTATTAGCGCTCCAAGACCATCGCCATCCCACACAAACAAATCGACCCGCTCCTGTCGTGCTTTGCGCAAGGCATCCTGCAAGTCGATGTTTCCGTTCTCACCAACAAACTCGCCGAAGTCATAGAAGTGTATGCCCTCGCGTATAGAATAACCCGTATTGTCTCGCCCAGTGTCCGAAGGGTCGAGCGCCATTATCTTAGCGCCAGTCGGTACAATGCCCAGAACCTGCGCGGCATCAATGCACGCATCGAACCATTCAGGCGGTATTAAACTATTCTCGACTTCTTCCAAGTAATGCCCCAACCATTTGTGATTATACTCCGCACGAGAAAGATTCTCATAGTCATCCGCTCTCTCTTGCTCCAACCCTGATCCAAGCCACCACGTTTCAGGCAAGTCGTTATAGTTCGCCTGCATAACCATTATGGTGTCGTCTTCATAGAAGCCGCACCTTTCCAGCGTGGGTTCTGCTCTTTCTAAATATTTCTTCGCCACTGCATTTTCGCGTGACTTCCTGTTCATGCTTATCCAGATTTCAGGAATCGCTAATTCCTCCAGCGTTATCTCGCCTTTCAAGTAAGACGTGGCCTGCAACGCGGTAAGACGAAGCGAGGCCGTTAACACACGCAATGTTTCTTCTGTCAGCGACTCACCTTCCTCAATCCATATACCGTCCAGCCCCTGCAAGATGCCTTTTAACGAGGTCACGTTGCGCTCCAATCCTTTATAGAATGTGTAGCCGCCTGAATCGTGAATATAGGTTCTGTTTTTTTCGATAAACTCCGCGTCCCAGCCGCACCGCTCTGATTCGTCTTTCAATGTACGGTGAACTGATTCGTCAATCGAGTTTTGGAATTCACGAGCGCAGCACCACTTTTTACCCATGCGCACTCTGGAGAGAACATAGTCAGCAACGAATGTCGTTTTTGTAGAAGCTCTGCCGCCGACAAATATCTTTACACGCTTAGGCCGCGTAATGGCTGGGCCGAACTGCTGTAGGCATTCGATGTCTATGGAAATCTCCTTGATAGAATCTAATTGTGGCCCAATTATACCTTAAAAAATTATTTTCAGCAAATGATATTTTAATCTGTCCTATTTATACGGGGAAAAATAAATCTGGCTCGTGAATAGATGGAAAAATTTCGTGGAGGGGCGTACTAGATATAAATATAATTCAAGTAACTTTAAACAGGAGTATACTACCCCCTTCGCGGATCAGCGCGAGAAAGGGCGGGAGTCCCTGCGCCTTCAGCCTATGGCACGTTGCTCCACGTCATGTTACTGCATAGCATAGCAGGTTGCTCCACGTATGCTGCCATACAGTGAGTCTATCTGCTATATGCGAGCATAGCATAGCAGCACAAGGCATAAGGAGTTGAGTGCATAAATAAATATCCATTTAATTTAATTACATATTATATATAGATGCTACTATAAGCCAACGTATGGCATGAGGTTGGACTATCGTAGCCAAGCCAACCAAGTGGGTAGCCTCTCAGTGATCGTGGAATGCCTTATAAATCAATGGCTTACGTGCAGTAAATTTATTTAACAATTTAATTACGAAAGTTGTAGACTTAATGATTTAATACGGTATAATGATTGCAGGTCGAGAAGACGCGGCCTAGTTCTTTAACAATTTGAAACTAAAATCAACTAAACTATTAGGAATATAATCATGCCTGCAATAAGAATTGAAGATAAAGTAAAGACAGAAAAGTATATGGATATTAATACGGTTGCCGCTCAGTTCAGCGAAGTAGTTAATGACACAGGTTATTGCGCAGTTGTCGCGTTGGCCGTTGTCGCTGAGATAGAATATGAAGCGGCATATGAGTTATTAAAGACCCATGGACGTGAAGACCGTGAAGGCACTAATAAAGCTACGTTGGATGCCGCTTTAAAGGCATTGGGACTTAAGCAGGTGTTTGTTGAGCCGCGTGAATTCATTAAAGATTATCGCGGCATTCATTCTGAAGTACTTAAGAATGTTACAACGCACCACCCCAAGCGCTTTAATGAAGTATTTACAGACGGCTACAAGTATTTGTTTTATTCTAACAGCCATGTCTCAGCTATCGTTGACGGTGTAAACCACGACTATACGAAAGGGACTGCTAAACGAGTAAAGACTATTGCCGCGATAATACCGCTGACCAGTAAGATTAGCGAGTATTTAAAAGGCCGCGGCTTTATGAAGTAAGGAACTGGGACGCTGAAAAGCGTCCTTTTTTTTGCTTTAAATTTTATCAGCTCATTATGACGTGGTTTGGCGTGGAACAAACAATCAACTCAGAACAACTCCCATCAAGTCAGGACACACGAACACGAACACGAACACGAATTTTTATGCGCGAACGCCGCCACACGAACGCTCATCCCAAATCAACTCTCGTCAGACTTCGACACGCCCTTAAAAGTCGCTGGTGCAAGGCTGCCGTCCGATGAACTATGATCAATTTCTGACCGCTCATTCTTGCCATGGTTCGCCGACAAAAGGAACTTTGTCATTCCAGAGTTGAACTCGCCTGATATGCCTTTATTCTGTAAAATACGCGACTGTTTCGCTAAGGCGACACTAACTGCTGCTTTGAACATTGGGTACTTTTTTCTGTATTGAACGATAGTTGTGTCATCTATTCCTAGCCATTCCTGTAACCCTTCTTGAGTTGGAATAACATCACCCATAAGCAAAAATCCGTCGTTTCCATACTCTAAAACAGACTCAGGCATATCTTCTTCATACTTTGTTGGCCTGCCATGTTTATTAACTTCCCAGTGAACTCGAACGCCTTCTGATATGTTCATAATTTCTTCTCATCGTTGTGTAAGTCCCGTATAGTCTACGCTTAGCCGCGACAAAAGTAAAGCTCACCCGCGCTTGCCGCGTATTTATACCAACTTTTTGCGATACCTATTCGCGAAGCCTTTAAATACAGCAAAATAGCCTCACCCGCGCCTAACGCGGTAAATGCGGTTTTACTATTACTTTCAAATGCTTTAGCTCCTACAGGCCGCGTTCTATGCGGACACCTTCCTCTTTGTCTCCACTTTTCCGTGCCTTTACCCCCTACTTGTCCATTAATGTTTTTAAGATATATAACGTAGTATAGTATAAGCGGTATTAAACCCTCATAGTGTGTGGTATAATGCGGCCTAGAGAGGCTAACATATATAAGAGTATTTAGAAACGCCCTCTTAGCGCGATTAGCGCGGGCGCGGCGAACCATCACCAATATACTTTACTTTCACGTTCCCTTACGTATACTAAACTTTCCACTAAACTAAAGGAACGGAAAATGAACTTCTATCAGAAAAAACTAATTGGGATTAACCTATTCATTATTGACAACACTATTCTTTTGCAATTCCCTTTTGTCAAGAAGTCAATCATTATAAAGAAGCGGCGCTTACCGCAACTCCCTTCGCGGCGCACAATACTAGACCACATTACTGGTCGAACAGTTTACTTCTACGAGAGCGGCACAGATTGTGATGGATGTGAGAGCGGTTCGCGAGCGCAGTACTACTCTATAACCGAAGCGAACCGTTGCCACGAGGACGCATATAAGTGGGCAGATGGCCCTTTCTACAATACGCGGATAACTAAAGCGGAATACGACGCTGCAGAATCCTATTTCAAAGACCACTACGCTCAAAAAGCAGGATACTAAAATGACAATACTACACGACCTAATCGACACCCTCAATAAAGCTAAAGAAATAGAAACCAGTGAACTAGATATGCGCCAATGGAAGACCTGCGGCACTAATCATTGTATTTGCGGCTGGCATGCTTTTTTTAACGATAACATGGAAGGCGAAGATGACTTTAATAACGCGGCGGATGAAGTTTCTTATGCATTGACCGTTGAAATCGGCGTAGAGCTAAGCATTTCAATATACGCAGGGAACGCCGAAGTAAGAAAGACCCACGCAATTAGAACAGGAAAGTTCACTGAAGAAGAACTAACTCATCCGCACCTGACCACCAACTCAAGCTTCGACGATGCAATAGATTGGATTAACATAGTTAAGGATAAGGTATGACGTTCGAGACGCAACAACTCCCTGATCAGCGCGTGATGCTAATAGCTTGGAGCGGCCTAGTAGTTTTAGACGTTTTAGAATACGACGCTGATGAGATGACGAAGGCCGAAGCGGTAAAAGAACTGAAACGTCGCATCCGTGCTACGAAATAAAGTAGACTTTTACTTTTATTTATAATATACTTTAAAACGTCCCGCTGTTTCCGTGGGACTTAACTAAACTAAGGAAGTATGATGAACCCAGCACTATTAACTATGATGAAAGAAATTCCCGCCGACCAAATTGTCTCTATATTTTTGCACCTCTTACGCCTTAACTGTAAGGACGCGCATGAAGTGGTGAGCGTGGCCACAGAAGCGTTAACCTTATCCGCGGCTTACGTAGCGCCTTGCTTAAAGGTCGATGAGGATAAGTCCCCGCAGGAAATGACCGACGAGACGGTGGATACCATGACATTCGCCGCTAAAAATCTGTTGAAGAAGCGCGAGAATCTATCTGCTTATGTAGAGGTATTTAAGTTGGGTCAAGAAAACTTCGGTACTAAGCAATGATTTTGGTTCCGCACTTGCCGTATAAGAATGCGCGCGGCATTGTGGAGCCAGCTATTGACGTGGTGGCGATAAACCGCCTCGGCGATGGCGTTTGCTTCGTGGAGAATGACCCGTCAGGCGGCCAGCTTACGATTGACGCGTATAGGAAGAAGCTTGCACCGTTCGTTGAGCATGGCGGCTTTCCTAAAATTCTTTGCGTTGGTAATCCACTAAAAACAGCGCTCGTTATTCACGAGTTTTTGGTAAGTTGGCTTGAGGTAGAAGTCGGCGTATATAACCGTCATACAAAATCGTATGACTTTACGATAGTTAAGGAATTTTAATGACTATAAAAATGTTAACGACCTTGGCGCATATTCGTCAGGATGTAAAATTTGATATAGAGATCATGGAACGTGAGCTGAAGGAGAAAAAGGCGCACATGACGCGGCTCGATACTGAGGACATCCCTGAATTGATGGCGGAATTGGAGCTTAGTTCTTTTTCGCTAGAGGACGGGACGACTATTGCGGTGAAAGAGGACGTAAGAACAGCTATAACAGCCGCTAACGCGCCGAAAGCATTAAGTTGGTTAGTTGCTAACGGTTACGGCGGAATCATTAAGACGAGCGTCGGAGTGGCATTAGCAAAAGGAGATAGAGAACGAGCGTTGGAGGTGTTTGCGCAGCTGCAGGAGCAGTTCCCTACTGAAGCAGAAATGAAGGACAGCGTGCATCCTATGACGCTTAAGTCTTTTGTCGTGGAAAGGTTGCAGGAAGGGGATGACTTGCCGTTTGATCTTTTCTCTGTGTTTCCGTTTAATAAAATAACAGTTAAGGTACCAAAATAATGACTAAATCTACAGCAATTAAAACTAAAGATACATCGAACGAAATCAGCACTGAGATAGACCTTGGTAATTCGGGGAGCGGCTTCGAGGACGCTGATCAAGACAGCTATGCTATACCGTTTCTGCGGCCTCTACAGAAGATGTCGCCGCAGGTTGATGAAGCGGACGGCGCTTACATAGAAGGTGCAAAGCCAGGAATGTTCTTTAATACCGTTACGCAGGAATTGTACGACGGGAAGAACGGCATATACATATTACCGTGCGCCTTTCAGCGTAAGTTCCTGCAGTGGGCACCACGCGATGGTGACGGGGGACTGAAGGGAACGTATACGGTAGATGAAGTAGCTAGGATGGAGCAGGAAGGCGGCATTGCTTCTGACCCAGATACTGGTCGCTTATACGTACCTGCTGACGGCGTTAGCGGCTATAACGATAAGAAGTGCGATAAGATAACCGATACGCGTAATCACTTTTGCATACTTTACGACCCTGAGAACGAGATATTGGAGCAGGTTCTTATTTCCTTATCCTCTACTCAGATAAAAAAGTCGAAGGCGCTCATGTCGATGCTATCTAATGCTAAGGTAAAGCAAAACGGTAAGCTTCAAACCCCTCCCACTTGGATGAACATCATTAAGATGACATCAGTTCCTGAGTCTAATGATCAAGGCTCATGGCACGGCGTTAAGTTCGGCCGAGGGGACGTTAAGTTTATAACTGACGCTTCTATATTCGAGGTTGGTAAGGAGTTCCATGAATCGGTTAGAGCGGGCGAGACTGAGGTTGACTTCAGTAAGGTTAACGACGAGCCTAAGAAAGACGAGGGATTCTAATGGATAAGCAGGCATCACTAGACCTTTTTGCGTCTATTCATGCCGCCGCTTCGCCTCTACCTGTCTCAGAAGCTTATGAGTTGGTAGGGGCGGCCATAGGGCTGCTGGCATTAGGAATAGAAAGAACGCATGATGTTGACCGAGGCACGACGTTTAAGATGATACAGCGTCACGGCCACGATACTATTAAACAGATGGAGCAGAAAAAATGATAGCCGCTCTCTTAATCACGATTATTTTGCTTCTTGTGTTCGGAGCGCAGGGGACAGTTGCTTTTGCTCTTATCGTCGTTAGGGGAGCTATTTTCATAGCCGCGATATTGTTATTGATATTCGCGGCCTACTGGATAGTAACATGATAGACGAATTCATAAGTGAAATGTATAAGTTCGTGCCGCCTGAAGCACGCGTATTAGGTTGTCAGTTTCGTGGTGACCCTAATGCTGACATCTTCAGTAAGTGGAGGGCGCGAGTAATAAGAAATAGCGGTATGATAGACGATGGCGCAAATGTTTATCTTTGCGTATCGGCTATGAAGAAGAATGACCGCGGGGAGTTCCGTCGCAGGAAGGATAATTTCAGCGGCGGTATTCTTTTAATGATAGATGATCTGGGGACTGGCTTAGGCGCTAAGTTCCCTATGGACGTGATAGATGCTTTGCCGCCTACTTGCCTGATAGAAACCAGCCCCGACAATTACCAAGCGATGTACTTCTTCGATTCTCTCGTTACTGATATGGAGTTGTTCGATGCTCTTATTCGCTCGTTCATAGAAAAGAAGTTTCTTGGTGATGATACAGGGCAGGCAGGCATAAATAGAGTGTTCAGGCCTCCTGCTGGGGTTAACGGTAAACCTAAATACGGAGGTCACAAGGTAATTGCTACTAGATGGCAACCGCACATACGGTACAGCGTCGAAACTATCGCGGAAGCCTTCGACCTTAGTCTTACTAAACGAGTCCGTAGAATGCCAGTCGTTACTTCGGCGGACTATAAGGACAGGCTTAATCGCTTTGAGGAAGTTGCGGCTCAGCTTCGTGCGGCGGACATGATAAAGAACGAGAATCCTGATGTATCAGGCTGGTGTCCAGTTCGATGCCCTTGGACGGATAACCATAGCGACGGCGCAGACAACGGCGCGGCGGTTAGATTACCTGATTCGCAAAACGGATACCACGGCGCATTTAGATGCCATCACGGTCACTGCGCAGACAACGGATGGCGTCAGCTTACCGATTGGCTTAATGACCAGAACGAGGAACTACTTAACATGATAAACGAGAATGCAGATGAATATAGACCACATGAAGGATGAGCAGCCAGATGACGTTGTCGATACTAGGCCGCGTAAGTATGAGGATTTCTTTTGGGATGAGCAGCAAAATGCATTTTGGGACATAGTTACTAAGGAATTAAAGACCGCTATGAGCGTGAACGGCGCTATTCCTAAAGACCAGCACGTGACGCGAGAGTGGAAAAACACAGGGAAGCTAAAGCCTGTTAATCCCTCCATCACAATATTAGAGGACGGGAGCGGTCAGAAAGTAGAGAATGCCACGTGGTATCCAGGAAAGCCTGACATAGTAGAGGATTTGCAGCCTACTTCTGGCGGCTTTAAATTTAAAAAAGGCTATCTTTGCATTAACTTATATGACCCGCCTGAGCGTCCTGCTATGCCTATAGGAATAACAGAACAGCCTTGGGTAGACCACCTGCTAAAGCTATGGACGCCAGAAGAAGTATCTCATTTTATTAAATTTGCAGCGCATGCCTTGCAGTTTCCTAGTGTAAAAGTGAACCATAGCATCGTGCTGGCTGGCGTTCAGGGATTAGGGAAAGACCTTACCATGAAGCCTATCAGGGAGTCAGTCGGTAAGGGCAATGCGCAGGAGATACAGCCCGATGATATAATGGGTAAGTTTAACGGCTTCGCTAAGGCCGTTCTTCTAGTCGTTAACGAGGTTAGAGCCTCGGAGGCTACGAGTATAGAGTTCTACGAGCGATGCAAGATACTAACGGCGGAGGCTTCGGACGTTATCAGCATAGAGGAAAAGTACAGGAATCCAATTCACATTCCTAACATCGTCCGCGTAGTCATGACGACTAATAACCCTATGGCTATGTTCATACCAGAGGATGATAGGCGGATATTCATGATGTGGAGCTTCATAGAGCGTCCTTTCAGCGCGTCCTACTTCGATGCTTTGGCTAAGTATTATGATTCAGGCGGCGTCAGCGCGGTAATTAACTACCTTTGGGACTATGACCTGAGCGCATTTAATCCGAAGGCGCGGCCACCGATGACTGCTGGTAAAGCCGCGGTGCAGGCTAAGACTGAAACAGTTAATGAGGACGAGTTCGATGAGCTGTTGATGACGTATATAGATCAGGTTTATGGAGGCGAATCGCCTGATGTAATATTCCCTATGGACTTAATCTCATTCATAGATTACTGGGCATTCGATGATAAAGATGCCATGCGTAAGAAAGTAAAGAGCAAGGCACTAGCGCACAGGTTAAATCGTTATGGGTACTTACCGCTATCGCCGCCTGAGACTAAAGAGTGGGCGCATCCCACCTTTAGAAGTCGAAAGGCATATGTAAAGCAGGGACTAGGCGAGGGCGCTGGAGTTAATGCCGCTAAGTCAGCCCTTAAACTAAGACCACTAACATTTTTAGAAGAAAGGAAACACTAATGGAAAACTACCCTGATGACATAAGAAGCTACGACAACGACCACCGCTCACCATTTTATAGTGAGCCTAACGCTTGCGAGTATTGCGAAACTGAGCTAGAGGCCGAAACCGACTGCGATGACAATGGTAACATGTTCAGTAACGAGAGCTGTCCTAATTTATCCTGCGAGAAGTTCGAGGTGAATGTATGAGCTACTTAATACATAACCTGCCGCCAATACCTGTAAAGGTCAGGAAAGAGTTTTTATATGATCACCAAAGCGGTCACGGAGAATACGTAGACGGTATATGGGCATCGGTTAAAAGCATTACAGGGAAAGCCCTGTACTTTGAAACACTGCTGCCAGAATATGGCGCGTTGTATGATAAGTTGCCTATCAGCGCGTTCCTGTGGCACACCGAAACGCCGTCAGTAAAGCTGTTATCACTAGACACGTTGCAGCTTTGGGATTGCTTCGACTATCATATATCAATCCTGCAAAAGCCTTTACTTAACCGCGCCAAGATGTTCGGAAAAGATAAGAAGTTCCATCATGGGGATTACATGTTCACGATAGATACCTGTCATGGCGGCGATTCCATCCTAGACACAGGTTTTAGTGAGACTGACCCTGAACATAAGTCCTTTAACATATTAAGGCTAGACAACGGGCAGTTCGCCGCGCAACCGAATAACAGATGCGTTTGGATGGATGCTAGTTTAATACCGAGCGAAACTAAAACGCCTGACTTTAAAGTTTGCACGCAAAACTATGCGGTCGAGGGCACAGATAAGTGGAATGTCGCAAGCAGTGACGAGTGGCAGTACAAAAGCGACGAGGGGAAGTAGTTGTGTATAACGAGTATATAACTAAAACTTACAAAAACAAGTGGTCAATGGAGGATCAGAGGCTACTGATAAAGCTTCACAAAACGACCGAAAACATGAAGGATATATACGAAGCTTTTCCTAAAAGAACAAAAGGAGCAATACACGAAAAGATGACGAGAATAGGATTATCTTTAAGGGGAAGGCAGGCAGTGCGTGCAGTTAAATAATCGTGAAAAACACTTTACTTATAGAATGAAACCATTATAATGTAACTTCGCAATAGCGAAATTTACTAATTTAACTTTTATACAAGGATTTAAAATGGACATTAAGAAAACAACCAACGTCGAGCTTTTGGCTTTTTACAATAAGCACTGCGGGGAGCTAAACCTAGCGAGAATAGAGAAATTTGAAAGCCGTAAAGACGCTGTTCAAAAAGTAACTGATATGGTTGACTTGCTTGGTGACGAGAAATCAGCACCGAAGAAGAAAACCAAAGAGCCGAAAGCGCCAGTAACTAATGAACAGCTTCGTGCTAATATCTCTGCTGGCGTAGTAGAAACTTGGAAAGACCCTGTTGTCGCGGCTAAGCGTAAAGAGCGCCACGCTGTTATGATTAACGGCACTGATATGTTTCAGTCGGTATTAGCCGCGTACATCGGATTAAACCTTAATCCTAAAGACCACATTAAGTTTCGCAAAGGATTGAAGCTAGAGCCGATTGGCACCTCAGTTAAGCACTTAGGAGCGCAGTGGACTTTAATTCCATTCGCTGATTATCAGGAAGCCGCGTCCGCTCAAAAAGCAGCCGATAGAGAGAAGGCCGATGCCGAAGTTGCCGTGTAAGATTGGCCGCCCTAAGCTTTATGAAGATACGACGTTGTTGTATCTTCAAAGCCGTAAGGCGGATACAAAGTTACAGCCCGACAGTGAAAGGACGGCTATAATTTGGCGCATCATAAACGCAGGAGGTCAGATGACTATTGGCGACCTTTGTAGCGAGTTCGGATATGATGTTACTAATAACATTAAGCACTTAGTTCGTTCTAAGTGGCTGGAGATAGCGGAATGATTATTGTGGGCGCAGGATTAGCAGGACTTATCGCCGCCCACAGATTTCCTGCAGCTCAGGTGTTGGAGGCAGGGGAGCGTAAAGAAGGTCATAAAGCCTTGTTGCGCTTCCGTTCTGACGCTATTAGTCGCTTAACAGGCGTACCATTTAATAAAGTAAATGTGCACAAAGGAATATTTGTTGATGGCAAGTTTGTGCGGCCTACTATATCATTAGCTAATGCCTATTGCCGAAAGGTTCTAGGAAGCGTTAATGGCGACCGTAGCATATGGAATGTAGATACCACTGTACGCTATATAGCGCCGTCTAATTTTTTCGATATACTATCCGATAAAGTTAGCGATAGAGTTGCTTACAATTCGCCTTACGAATTTTCTAAAGGGGATTCGCCTGTTATCTCGACTGCGCCGCTACCAGTAGCGCTAAACATCACTAAAAAGAAGCATGACTTGGCATTCGAAAGTAAGCCAATTACGACAGTAAGGATTAAACTAGAAGGCGTAAAGAATGTGTATCAAACGATATACTTTCCAACCGCAGAGCACGACGTGTACAGAGCGAGTATCACCGATGATACGATGATATTGGAAAGCATAAGCGATAAAACAGTTCAATTAAGTTTAATTGCTCTTGCGTTCGGATTGAGTCAGTATCAGTTCGATACTCCTATAATACATCACCAGCGATTAGGTAAGATTGCGGCGGTGAACGATGATAAACGTAAGGCGCTGTTGCATGACTTAACAGACAGCCATAACATTTTCTCACTAGGTCGGTTTGCGACTTGGAGAAACATACTGCTCGATGACCTTATCCAAGATATGGATTTAATCGAGAAGCTAATTAAAACAGAAACATACCGCAGAAAACTGCTAAGGTAAGACCCCATGATAGTTCATTTAGTTGAATACACAGGCCGCCACGCTGACGAACCAGCACGCGCTGCGGCCGAGCTGTTGGTGACGACGAAGGCGACACGGCTCACAATAAACGAATCATTCGAGAAAGTAAATGCGATGGATGGTGAAGAGCTTTATGAAGAACTTCAGTATATGGCCAGCACCATCCCTAGTTCTTGGGAATTTCTCGATGTTACATTTCTGGTCGAAGGCGTAAGCCGCGCTTGCGCTCAGCAGATAACGCGGACGCGCACAGGCAGTTACGCTATGCAGTCACAGCGCGTTACCGATGCTAGTCAGATGGACGTAATTAATCCTTATTCGGAGGATGACCCTTTATTTAATTATTTTAATGATAGCGTAGAATGCGCTCAGGACTCTTACAGAACCTTAATCACATCAGGCGCTACTGCTCAGGACGCTCGCGGCTTGCTGCCTATGAATACTTCGTGTAACATTTGGTGTAAGTATAACTTTCGTTCATTCGTGGACTTAGTTAAGGCGCGGAGTAGTCACCGAACGCAGGACGAGTATTATAACATTGTTATGGAAATGAAGAAGCGCGTTATTGCTGTGTGGCCGTTCGCCGCGTTGTTCTTTACGTCTAGTAATGATAAGGCGTTAGCCCTATTGGACGAGATTATAAAGGACGCGGGCTTGGATACTGGGAAAGGCACTGGCTGGAAAGCCGCTAAAGTACAGGACTTACTACGATGAATAATGAATTATTAGTCTGCGACTTAGATGGCACTTTGTTCGATGATGAGTGGCGCAGGCACCTGTTGCCTGAATCTCAAGAATTACAACCTAAAGACAGCGATTATGATGATTATAATCAGCGTCACGTGGATGATATGCCGATTAAAGGGGTGGTTAAATTCGTAAATGAATTTGCTGGGGACGTTCTATTCTTAACTGCGCGGCCAGCAAAGTACAGGACAGCTACAAGGCATATGCTGACTACGCATACAAGTAGATACGGAATGGGCAAAGGGCTTTTATTTATGCGACCTAATGGCGACATGAGAGACTCGCCGACCCTGAAACTAGCTCTTTTGTCTGAGCATCTTAAGACCAGTAAGTACTATGAACACATAGTAGTTCTGGATGATAGAGAAGACGTGAGAAAGAGATTGTGCACTTTTATAGAAAATTCAGCAGGAATAGACCCGCAAATTTACATGAAGGAGCAGGCGACAGAGCTGCGGCCTTGCGTTAGTCCTTCGACGATACTAGAGAGAATGGCCGATACATACGCTGAGCGTAATATAACATACGGCGATAACTGGAAGAAAGTAGGGGATGTTATGAACCTTCTTTTCCCTTCTGGAGTAGTATTAAAAACGCCTGAAGACTTTAATAAATGGCACCTGTTCGAGCTGATGATTGTTAAACTAACGCGGTTCGTTAACAGCGAATTAAGCCATCAGGACTCGATTCACGATATTGCCGTATACGCGGCTATGGTAGAAAGCATTTTGGAGAATGAATCATGCAGCAAAAAGTAGCGGTGGTGACAGGCGCGGCAAGCGGTCTAGGAAAGTTAATATCTCAAAAGTTAACGGCGGAAGGCTTTAATGTCGTGCCGATTGATACTCAGTTCGGGCACGACATTACTCAGCCGACTATTTTGAACATGCCTGTTTTAGGTAGGGTTGATGTATTAGTTAACTGCGCGGGAATTAATAAAATTAACTGGATGGCGGACGTAACTCACAGAGAGTTTATGCGCGTGATAGAAGTTAATGCTTATGGTATGTTCGCTATGACTCAGCACTATCGCACTGCGCTAGAAGCTACTAAGGGTTCGGTTTGTAATATAGTATCGAACGCCGCTCATATGCCTATGCGTTGCAGTGCCGCGTATAATGCGAGTAAGGGCGCGGCCTTAATACTTACTAAACAAATGGCGCGGGAGCTAATAGAGGACGGTATAACAATATTTTCCGTTAGTCCCAATAAGCTAGGCGGTACTGGCATGAGCGAGGATATTGACGCGCAGGTATGTAAGACTCGCGGATGGACTCCTGAAGAAGCGCATAAGTATCAGGTCGCTGGATTACTGACTAAGAAAGAAACGAGCGCCGCGGCTTGCGCAGAGTTTATTGTATTTTTACTATCTGAAAAATATCGCCACGAAGCATTAGCTGGTTGCGATTTACCATACGGAGCATAAAATGAAATTTATAGTAGAGCAGTTAGCATTTTCGCCTAAGAGTGAAGCGGGAAAAAGATTCTTGAAAGAGCTGTTTAATTTCGGCGCGTGGGTAGAGGATGCTGTCATTGCGGAAGGCGAGGTATTCGGGGAAAAAGGAATTAATGAGGCTAATTTATCGTTCGGTTATCAGGATACGCCTGATAAGTTAGAGGTAGAAAACTTGCGCTATACCAAAGGTAACAACTGGATTAAAAATAAGAAGGCTTGCGTGTCTCATGTAGGCATGCATGTTACCGCGGCCGAATTGTCGAAATGGCGTTCATTTATGGAGGATAGATATGTTAGTATTGCTCAGGAGGTAACGACTAAAAGCCACACTAATGAATTTTTAGTTAATAACGGCCGCACATATAACTATACGATATTTAGTACACGCGAGTTAATCGGCACTGATATTAAATTCATCGTAAGGATAGACGCATGAATGTCATGGTGTTCGATACAGAAACCACGGGCTTGCCTAAGCATCCGTCAGTAGACATTAGTAAACAGCCGAAGATCATTGAGTTTGGCGCTGTTATTCTGGATGAGAACGGTGAGATTGTTAAGTCATATAACCAGCTTATTAATCCGCAGGAGCAAATCGAGTCCATCATCACTAAGATAACGGGAATCACTAATGACGACTTAATCGGAAAGCCTGTTTTTAAGGACGTGTGGCCTGAGATAATGGCATTGTTTAATGAGTCGGATTTAATGGTAGCTCATAACTTGGCTTTTGACCGAGGATTGGTTGGATTCGAGTTGCGCCGCATGGGGATAGATTTTAAGTTTCCGACTGGCGTTTGTACCGTCGAAGAAAATCGAGCGCGGTACGGATACAGGCCTAAGATGGTTCAACTTTATGCTGACGTGTGCGGCCACGCATTAGCGCAGACTCACCGTGCTATAGATGACTGCACCGCTCTCGCTGAGATATGGACTACAGGAGGATTTCATGCTACCTTTATTGAGAATCAGAACCGAATGTAGTTTCAGGCGTGCATATGGAAAGATAGACTATGTTGCCGAGGTCATAGAAGAAATGGGCGTGCCATCCGCGGCTATTGTTGATGATAAAGGAACGTGGGGACATGCTCGTTGGTTTAAGGCTCTAAACGGCCTCGTAAAGCCCGCGTTTGGGTTTACCGCTACTATCGCCTTAGAGGACGGACGTAAGCCCGTAGCTTGGGCGTTAGCCATGAGAAATAACACCCGCGCATTCTATAAGGCGAGTTCTAGCAATCCCACTAGCGATATTGATTGGGAGGGGCTTTCTGGAAAGGTAATTCGTTTTGCTGGCAGTGCTTTGGGCGGCAATCCTTTAGCGTATGACTACATGGATATTGACCCCAGCAGCGTGACCGAAGGGAGGCGTAGGATTCTTCAGGCAAAGCGCGACGGTAAGCCCTGCGTGCTAGTGCCTTATAACGACTATCCGACTCCAGAAGATAAGGAGTTCTTTCTTGCTTGGGATGATAGTGACTCAGTAAGGCCGCGGCACATAGACGTAAGCAGGGAGGCGTTCGACTTTTTAACTGATGCGGAGTATGAGGAATACTCAGTAACCACTAAGATAGTTGGCGCTCTTTCTGCGCAGGACTCCTTACCTTCTGCTCCAATCATAAAAGTAGAGGGTGACATCAATGCTATGTGCGATGCGGGGAAAAAATACAGGCTAGAGAGTAAGCATATCGACGAGTGGACGCAGGAGTATGAAGACCGCCTTCAGCGTGAATTGGCTATGATAGAGAAAAAGGATTATAGCTCCTACTTCATCATGGTTGCCGAGCTAGTTATATGGTCTAAAAAGCATATGTTAGTTGGGCCAGCTCGTGGTTCATCAGCAGGTTCGCTCGTTTGTTACTTAATGGAGATAACAGAGGTAGACCCGCTGCCATACGGACTGCTATTCGAGAGATTCATCGACATAAACCGTGACGACCTTCCTGACATAGACATAGATTTTAATGATAAGAAGCGCTTCATGGTGTTCGATTATCTTGCTGAGAAATACGGACAGGCCAACGTCGCTAAAATAGGCTCGTTCTTAACGCTTAAACCGCGGTCTGTTATGGCGCACGCATCTAAAAAGCTAGGAATAAACCGCGGCGCGACCTTCCCCGTTTTAAATGTTCTAATCGAATACAGCTCTGGTGATGCTAGATATGGTAAAGGATTAGAAGACACGCTTCAAAATACAGTCGCAGGGCAGACGTTTATCCACGACCATCCTGAATTTAGGGTAGCTAACGAACTAGAGAATCATGCATCTCACACAGGAGTGCACGCCGCGGGGATAATAGTTTGTAATGACGCTATCACCGAGTACTGCACAGTCATAGACGGCGTTGCTCAGATAGATAAGAAGGACGCAGAAGCGCTTAACCTATTAAAAATTGACGCTTTGGGATTAAGGACGCTAGGAGTCATCGAGGACAGTGGAGTTATAAGTCAGCGCGAGTTGTTTAGCATGAAGTTTAACGACCAAGAGGTGCTAGATATAATTAATCAGCATAAGTTCTCTGGGGTGTTTCAGTTCGAAGGCGCGGCTCAGCGTTCAGTATCCGTTGGCATTCACATAACGGAGTTTCAGCAGATAGACCACATCACAGCTCTAGCCAGACCTGGCCCATTAGGTGGTGGTGCCGCAGCGCATTATGTCTCCAGAGCCGCAGGAAAGGAAAAGGTGGAGTATCGTCATCCGTCCATGGCGGCTTACTTAGATGAAACTATGGGGGTCGTATTATACCAAGAGCAGGTCATGCGCATAGTCCGTGAGATTGGCGACTTTTCTTGGGAGGATACGTCCACGATTCGTAAGGCTATGAGCGGAAGAAAAGGGCAGGAGTTCTTTGATAGATATGGTGAGCAGTTCGCTATCGGCGCTAAGAAGATGAACATTGAAGAGCACGACGCGACTGCGATATGGAATGAGATATGCGGCTTCGGCGCTTGGGGAATGAATAAGTCACACACCCATAGTTATGCCGTTATCAGCTATTGGTGCGCTTGGCTTAAGAGATACCACCCGTTAGAGTATGCAGCGGCTACGCTTAGGAACGCAAAAGACGAGGAGCAGACAGTAGAGATACTGCGAGAGCTTCGTGATGAAGGCGTTATGTATATTCCGTTCGATGCCGCGTTGTCGGATATAACGTGGGCGGCTAAAGGCGGACGATTAATAGGCGGCTTCGATAATTTGTTTGGAATAGGGCGCATTAAGGCCGCTAAGCTTTTATCGGAGAGAGAAGCGGGGACGTTAACCGTCGAGAAAATCGAGGCGCTAACGAGTAAGCATAAGCCACGCATAGGAAACCTTGCGCCTATATACACTATGTACTCGCACATATATGATAACCCAGCGAAGTATAATGTGATGGGGCAGATTAAGCGCTTCAGCGAATTGGAGGCTAATGAGTCAGCGGTTGTGGTTTGTCAGCTAATAAGAAAGGAACGCCGCGATGAAAATGAAGGCGTAAGAGTAGCGCGGCGCGGCGGAAAAAGATTCGAAGGGCAGTCCTTATTTTTGGACTTGTTTATGGTCGATGATAGTGTTGCTAAGCCTGTGCGCGTTCGAATAAGTAAGCGTGACTGGATTTCGATGGGAGTAGACCTAGCTGAGACAGCGCGTAATAAAGAGGACTACTATCTTGTGCGGGGAAAATGGCTAAAGGACTTCAGCATGATGAACGTGCAGAAGATTAAGTGTATAACTAAGGAAGTTATTTATGAGACTTAAAGAGCAAAGGGTATGGGACTCGATGAAGCGTAACATTGATAAGAGGTTGTGGTGCCGCCGTATTGAAAATGAAGTAGGTGCTGGAGAGGCAGACGTTTGGGTAGGCATGAAAGGAGACCAAACTTGGGTGGAGCTAAAATCTATCATCCTGCCTAAGAAGGCTACGACTAAATTAATGGGTGATGAAGGCTTAAGAATATCGCAGATTAACTGGCACCTTAAAATGGCCTCACTCGGCCTAAGAACGTATGTATTGATACGCGACAACGCCTTGCGGCTTTATTTAATAGAAGGTAAGTATGCCGACGTAATGAATGATTTTAACATGACCGAAATGCAGTTACATAACGAGGCCGATAACTGGGAGGACATAAGCCAATGCTTACTAAAGGAATGAGTCATCAGCTCGTCGGCCTAGAGCGCATGGCTGGCTGCCCTATGTATTACGCATTGGCTTGTGAGCAGGGAACGGGCAAGACGTGGATGCTACTAGCCGATGCTGAAAGGCAATTTAAAGATGAGCTAATAGATACCGTTTTAGTCATTGCGCCGAAGGGCGTTCACAGTAACTGGCCGCGTCGAGAAATACCTAAACACTTAGAAGTTGCTTATATAGCGAATTGGTGGGTGCCAGAGCAAACGATTAAGTCTAAGAAAGTGCAAGCCCTAATGCTGGAGCGCTCGGATAGCTTACGAATATTCGCCATGAATATAGATAGCCTTAATACAGAGCGCGGCTATTCCTACGCGGCAAAGTTTCTTAAGGCGGGGCGTTGCATGATGATAGTAGACGAATCCACTCGAATTAAGTCGCCCAGCGCTGGCCGCAGTAAAAAGACAGTAAAATTAGGCACATTAGCGAGAAGCCGCAGAATAGCTTCTGGTACTATCATGCCTAATGGCCCACAAGATATATTTAATCAGGCTAAGTTTCTATCCCCTAACTTGCCGCTCTTGGGCACGTCTAGTTTCAGGGCGTTTGTTTCAGAATACACAGAATTGCTTCCTGAAAATTCGCCTTTGTATAAAGCTATTCTCGAAAAAACGCGAGGCTTCGAGAGACCACAGATAACGGCTAAAGATAGTAAGGGGCGGCCTAAGTATAAGAACTTAGATAAACTCGCTAAGCTTATGTCCAGTTGGACTTATAGAGTAAAAAAGGCCGATTGTTTAGACCTTCCCGATAAAATTTATAAAATAGTAGGATTCGACCTTCCGCCTGCGCAAAGAAAGACCTACGATTTCATGAGAGACAATCTAAGAATAGAGCTGGAAGGAAACCTGCACATATTCGATAAGCTAGTCGTGAAGTCTAAACTTCGTCAGGCTGTATCTTGCTTCATAATGGTAGACGGAGAGCCGACGGTCTTGGCCGATAAGAACCCCCGTATGGACTTGTTAAAAGAGCTAATTGAGGACACCGACGGAAAGATAATTATTTGGGCATCTTTCCGTGCAGAAATAGCCGCGATTGCTGATCATCTACTACGCAGCAATATATCTTTCGTTCAATACCACGGCGGGGTAAACTCTAAGGATAGAGAAAACGCAGTGGATAGTTTTCAAGAAGGCGAGGCTCGAATATTCGTAGGTAATCCTCAAGCGGGCGGTATAGGATTAACGCTAACGGCGGCGAATACGGTTATTTATTATTCCAATGATTACAACCTAGAAACTAGACTACAATCAGAGGACAGAGCGCACCGAATTGGAACCACTAAGAATGTTCTTTATATCGACATCGTGGCTAACGACACTATTGATGAAGTAGTAGCCGCGGCCTTACAAAGTAAAGCCGATGTTCAAGAATCGGTAATGGAGAGACTAACATGAAGAAAGCAAAAGGTTACAGCAGAACAACCAGCATAAAGATTATAAAAGGATGGGATAAGACGGTTCGTGGCGATGACGGTTACATGCTTACGCCGCCTTGGAGACTAGACATGAGAACGACAACACTAAGGTTATCTTCTCTTAACCGCCCTAATACCTAAGCCCGCAAAGATAGTCGCGGCTAGTAGCTCTTGATAATTAGGCACTAATTCTTTAATTGCTTTGTTGGCTTGGATTGATGCCTCTATTAAATCAGGCCTATTAAGTAAAATGCCGAAGAAAACAGCCAAGAATAGCATAACAAGCGGCATGGTCATGATGATAGTGATGTATTCATCTTTCCATGTTTGTCCTTCATTGCGCTTAGATATTACATCTATTTCTTGTTCATTAAACACGACCTGCGCTTCATTTCCATTTTTCTGTAGCGCTAGTTTCCCATCTATCGAGCGTTCAAGTTGCTTGCCCTCTTCTCGTTTATTAAAAACGCCACCGACCACTTCGGCCACGGCAGTTATAGGATTCCAGTTCATATCAATAACTCCACGTTGGTACGCTCTTGTCGCTGGTTGGTGTCCATGCAAGGTGTACGAATTT